GTTACAGACACCTGCGGCGCACAGATGGGTGAGTTACGAGCCTGCCCTCGGGGCGGTGGATTTCAAAAGGTGGATAATGGACTGGGAATGTCCAACTTGTAGTGGCACTGGAGTAAAGGGATTCGGGGCTGCGACAAAAAGATGTTCACAACAATGTTATTGTAGTTGGTATCCTCTTTCGGAAAAACTCGACTGGCTCGTAATGGGAGGAGAAACAGGCCCGGGGGCGCGGCCTATGCATCCGGACTGGGTGCGTGATGTTAAAAATCAGTGCGAGTCCGCCGACGTGCCGTTCTTTTTCAAATCGTGGGGAGAGTGGGCTCACGAAGGCAACGGTAATTTTTATAAAATTGGCGCAAAACATTCAGGGCACTTGATTGCCGGAAAAGAATACAGGCAGATGCCGTTTTAATGGGAGGCGTAAAAATGAAAATTGACAGGGAAAAAATTGAAAATAATAATATGACAGAATGTTATAGAGTTTGTCAGATGTTTCTGTCAGGGGAACTCGTCGAGCCGATGTCGAGAGATGAAGTGGAAAATATAATCGGTAGTTTTGACGGCAATCGAATTATATATACCGATTATGATTCCGAACCATCAATTACAGAGGATGGAATTAAACAAATCGCTTCCGCCATCGTAGGTAAAGTAGGTAAACCGAAAGAGGAATTTTGCGAGTGGAAATTATCGTCTGGGCGAACCCACTATGAAACAAATTGCCACAAAAATTATTATTGCGGAATTGATAAAGGAAATTTCTGTCTATTCTGCGGCAAGAAAATAAAAGTCAAGGAGGGGGAATGCCTCAAATAGATAGGCAACAAGTATATTCAAAACATTCTGGACATTGTGCGTATTGTGGTAAGACTATACAATTTTCAGATATGCAAGTAGACCATATTATTTCAAGGCATATGGGGGGAACAAATAATATTAAAAATCTTAATCCAAGTTGTGGTAGATGTAATCACTATAAACGTTCAGGAGATTTGGAATATTTCAGAACCCTGCTGATAACCTTAGAAGAACGGCTGAGAGATATTTATATATTTAAAGTCGCAGAGGACTATGGAATTGTTAAAATACAGAAATTTGATGGAATATTTTATTTTGAAAAAGTCAAGGAGGCACAATGAGCAATCCCGACCCATTTGGAGACGATAAGAATGAAATTATTTACAGATTACACAAACAAGTCGAAACTTATTTTGGCTGGATGTTTTTGTTTATAATTATATCGTGTGTGCTTGCGACAGGGTTATTTTGCTATTATTACAAATCTAAATCATACAAGGAGGAATTAGACAGGAGGGATAAAGTGGTTTTGAATACTTATGGTGTAAGGCACGCATTTGATAACGATATTTTGGGAAAATAAACTATGAAAAAAGCACCCGAAGAAATCCGATTGAGGCGAAACAGAAGAACAGCAAAATTGAAACGCGAACGTAAAAAATTTGAGGAAAAAAGTCAACAAATTCTGGGAGAAATGATGTTAAAATTTGTAGATAGGTGGAAGATATGAAAGGAACTAAAAAAGCACAAACAAGTTATTGCGGAGCATCTAAAAATAAAAACAATAAATGCCGTTTAAAAAAATATGAGGTGGCACGATGATAATCGCTTTTATAGTAGGCGTAATAATCGGTGTGTTGTTATTTGCCATAGTTTTAGCAGCGATGGCGAGTATTGCATTCTGGGAAAAGTTACCGTAAAAAAATTACATTATTACGAGCATTAAAATGCTTGTCGCACCCCCGCCAGGAAAAATAAAAAAAATAAATTTTTCACTTGACAAATTGCTATCTATGTGCTATACTATTAGTAGGAGAGCAAGAGAGGGGTTGCTCGATAGTATAGGGGGAGAGATGAATAGATATAAAATTGAGTGGAAGAATACCAAGGGAATAGCTAAATCAGCTATCTGTATAGCTCCGGATGCAAAAGAAGCAATAGTGCGATACGGGAATCGTAAGATATTCGGTGGCAATTCTATATTTTTTGCACCGAGAATAAAACAATTTTCCGCCGACGACTTAGGATTGAGTTGGGCGCAGGCAAAAGATAATAGGGGAGATGGGGACTACACAATATTAGCATCTAAAATTTAATATCGGAGGAGAGGTGGATAAAAAAAAATCAAAAACAGTAGTAATATTTTTACGGTTGCCCGAGGCAGAGGCAGTGGCAATCAAACAGGCAGCGGCAACGGACAGCAGGAGCGTTAGCAATTGGTGCAGGATACAGTTGGCTAAGGCGGTAAAAAAATAATTCGCTTGACTTTTGCGGGGGTTTTAATTATAATATTAAGTAGGGCATTTAGTGTAACAGATAGCACATAAGTCCGAGAATTATAAAACTATGAAAAAAAATATAACCGAAAATGAAATCAAAAATTATATCGGAATTGAAAAATTGTATGAAAAATTATATTGCATAGAGAGTGCACACAATAATATCATTAACAATTTGATTGATAATATGGCACTAACGGTTTTACCAATAATTCGCAGTCCTAAATTAAATAACAGGGATAGATAATGCCAACAGATAATAAATTTATAGAGAAACTCGTCCCAAATAACAAATCGTATTACAAAAAATATCACAAAAACTATGAAAAAACCAAAAAAATCGTGGGTAAGAAAAACTAAAATTCACAAACTGGAAAAAAAACACGTGTATAAAGTAAAACCTAATGGTAAAAACGATACAGGAGCGCCATCCAAATACGACCCTAAATTTTGTCGCGACATAATTAAATTTTTTGATTGCGAGCGGACGAAACGGATTATCAAATCAAAAACAACATCATTGTCTGGGCAAAAAAAAATTGAATACTCCACAATAGCAAATGATTTGCCAACACTCCTAAAATTTGCCAAAAAAAATGGGATTGATTATGTAACAATTTATAATTGGCAGGATGAAGAAAATCCTGAATATCATAAAGAGTTTTTTGAGGCATATAACATAGCAAAAAAACTACAAAAGGATTTTTTAATAGACAACGGACTGACTGGGTTATATCCTAACTCAGCATCATTTATTTTTGTTGCCAAAAATATCACAGATATGCGGGATAAAGTTGAGACGGAATTCACCGGCAAATATTTCGACAAATTGGCGGAGCAATTAGACGATTTTCAAAAATGAAAAAACCTACAAAAGTTTTTGACCCTCAGAAATTTGATTATCGAGCGTTTATCGAGCATAATTTTTTGATAAACGACGAGGTAAAACTTGTCCCATTTTTGTTTCGTCCGCCACAAAATATATATTATAATCAACGCAGTAACGACGACACAATACTCAAGGCCCGACAAGAGGGTTTTTCGTCGGTTATCGACGCCATTTTTACTGTCGATTTTTTGCTGCGGCCAAACTCGTATAGTGTGATTGTTGCTGATATAGACGACAATGCACAGGGGTTGTTGGAGCGAGTAAAACTGTATCTCGACAGTTGGCAATCAAAAAACAAAATCAAAATCCCGCTAAAATACAATAACAAAAATGAGCTGTTTAACCAAGCAATACATAGTCAATTTAAAATTGGCACGGCGGAAAATGTCGATTTTGGCCGCAGCAAAACATTTACAAACCTACATCTGTCCGAGGTCGCCTATTATCGCAATCTCAAGGCGATTTTGGCCGGCGCAGGGTCGGCGGTAATGGAAGGTGGCCGCACGATATTAGAGACGACCGCCAACGGGTATAATGCGTTCCGCACGTTTTGGTATGATAATAACGGATTCAAAAAGCATTTTTTTGCGGCAAAAGATTTTTATAACCCCGAATTTTTGGCACTGAAAAAATTAAAATTAGGTGAGTTATATCCGCAGGAGTATCCCGAGAGCCCCGAAGAAGCGTTTTTGCTGAGTGGACATCCATATTTCGACGTTAAGGCAATAAAACATTTGGCGGATATTTATCAACGTGTACCGATACGTGAGGCGGAGATCTATGCTGCGGATATATAGGGATATACAGCCAGGCGAGTTGTTGGTATTCGGCGGCGATTGCTCCGCAGGGTGCGGGGATTATTCCGCCGGGCACGTGGTTAGTAAAACACGGATGGATGTGCCTATCGTGTATCACAGCCCTGTAATATCTACAGAGATGACAAATACAGTAGTCCCGTTATTCGAGACGCTATTTGATATTACTAATAATAAGCCGTTAGTGTGTTACGAGCGCAACAATGGCGGTTTTTTTGAGATGGACAGGATGGCGGCACTTAATCGTCTCGGCAAATTTGATATTTACCAGCAAGAGGCGATAGGGCAATCGGATAAACCGACACCCAATAAATTTGGCATCGATATGACAGGCTATATGCGGTCGCCGCTGCTGAGCAATCTCAAAGGCTATATTGACAACAATTTGCTCAAAATTTATGATAAATTGACGATTATTGAGATGATGAGTTTTGTCAAAGTCCAGCACTCAAATTTTCAAAAAGCCGAAGCGGAAAAAGGGGCGCACGACGATTTAGTTATGAGTTTGGCTATAGCGGTGTATATGCTACAATTTGTTAAGTCATCTGTAATTTATAGCGGTGGATACATAAAAACCGATGACCGTAGGCAAACAGGGCACTGATATAGCCATCAGGAGAGATAATTTATGGAGACAGGACAACTACAGCAAAATCCAAATGATATAACAGGTGCAGGGCAATTACCGCCGTCTATGATACCTAATCCTGACACGCTCGAACCGATGCCTGCCCCAGATTTTCAACGGGCGGAAGAGGTTTTTGTCGCCGGCGAGGATATTTATGCCGTAAAAGTAGACCTCACGGAAGACATCAAAAAGCGGTTTCAGGACGTTTTCCGTTCCGAGATGGTTATTATACAGAGAGAGCGTGCCGAACGTGATTTTGATAACCGTGTGCGTCGTAACAGAGAGTTATATGAGGGGTTCAAGGAGGACACAGGTCTTCCTTGGGTAAATGCGGCCAATTTCCATATATGGTACATGACGATGGCGATAGACATCGCATTTGAAACCGCAAATAGACACATATTTACACCTATTCCGATTTGTAAAATAGAGCCATCGGACACTGAGTTGGATGAGTCGCAAAAAACATACGGGTTACGGGACAGGGAAGACCATCTCGACCAAATTTGCCGAGACAAAAAAAAGGGTAATATCGCCTCAATAGGTTATTTTGCCAATCGTGCGGCGTATATAGACGGTGTGAGCGTTGTAAAATTCCCGTTTCGCAAAATCAAAGAGCATATAAAACACCCGGATAATTATTTTGTTAGCAAGACCGAAATTGACTCGTATTTGACAGGCAAACCGATAGGTGATATAAAACGATTCTGCGAAAAATATCCCGATTATACTGTCGCCGGTAGCAAGTCGCAAAAACTATTTGAGCATCTGTTA